ATCGGTTATAAATATATTAAATAGATATAATTTATTAAACGACCCTAAGGGCCTAACAAGCCCCTTGGTAGGTGATAAATCTAAAGACAAATCTAAAGTAGAATCTAAATCTAAATCTAAATCTAAATCGGATCAGCTATTAGGCTTAGAAAGCGACCTCGATGCACTTCAGGTGCAGTTTCCAGATGTTTATGTTAAAATAGAATTCGATAAATTCGTAGACTATATAGACTCTAAAGGTAAAACTTATAAGAATTATAAATCAGGATTTAGAAATTGGTTAAGGAATGACAGTTTTGGTCAGATGAAAAGAGAGGTCAGTAAGAGTAAGCGGTCAGAAGTCAAAGAGATTGATAGTGTTTGTACAGAATGCGATTACAGCTTCAAACATTCATCGGGCGTTTTAGATAAGAAATGTCCTAATTGTAATGAGTATGGAATAATGGATCGAATATCATATAATTTAATCAGAGGTATAAATGGCTAAAAACGATGAGTTTACTTATTTTGAAATGGTCTATTATGGGCTTGATCGAAGTGACAGAAAAAGACATTCCGGTTATAATAAAGGCTCTGAGAAAAACGTAGATAGAGATATAAGAATTTGCCCAGAATGCGACAAAGTCTACGAGGTTTACGGTGTAGGTCAGGGCGTTTATAATCAATTTAATTATGTAAATTTTCCACGATTTGGAAAGCTAAAAGAAAAATGTGCGAATTGCAGAGAAGAGAATGGGGAGAAAACATTTATTGTATGGCATCGAAGTTCTGCTTCAACTCATCCGATGAGTATGTTCAGATCCGGGTACAAAAAAGTTAGGTTAAATAATAAAAAAAGGAGTGAAAATGGCTGAAGGTAAAAACTATATTAACGGAATAGTTATAAAAGAGAAATCTTTTGATAATGGGGGAACCCAGTTAAAGGTTAGTATTAAGCTCGATGAATTTATTGAGCAACTAAAAGAGTGTGATCAGGATGAAAGCTACAAAGGATGGGTTAACTGTATAATATCGAGAAGACTTGAGCCTTCGGATAAAGGGGTTACTCATTATATGCACGAAGATACTTGGAAACCAAACCCAAGCTATAAATCTAATTCATCTAATCACGTTACCGAATTGCTCGAGCCTATACTTAGGGAACATAAAGCGGTAAAGGATGATTTGCCATTTTAGGCATAGATTCCGCCCGGACTTCTGGAGTAAATATTGCAGCTGTTGTGGTTTGCAATGTTTGCTCTGAAGTTTTAGAGCTTTATCATCTGGACTTTTGTGCTATAAAATGTGTAAACTGCCCTAACATAATTGAGATTAATGAGATCAAGAGTATCCTAAATAGCAAAGAGTAAATTTAAATTTGGGATCAGAAGTGCTAAAACAAGACAAGTAAAACTATCCCCTAAATGGGGAGCTTTGATTAAATAGTTTAACAGTCTAAAGCCAAACGGTGGCAGCTACCTTGGTCCCAAAATTAAAGGTAATAAAAATGATACCAAGCCAAGAACCTTGCCCGATGTGCGGAGCCTTAGAAGATCCAGAGAATATAATAGATGTAAATGAATTGGCCGATCAAGCCATTAACAATTTAAAATTTTTAAATTTAGGATTTTCGCTTGGGTATCTAATGACCGATCTGGAGCGGTCTGTATATTTCCACCACCAAATCAGAAAATGTAGTTTTAAGGAAATAGCTAATATATTAAAAAAGTCTGAATCCACTTTGTCTAAAGCGTGGAATCGCTGTAAGTCTCGTGGCGAAAAGGCTTTAGAGAATTCTATTTTATAGATAGTTCCTTTCCCCTGTTATATATAGAGAGGTAATTATACCTTACTCGTGAAATAAATAATATCAATTGCACGAAAGACAGAAAAAATAATGCCCTTACATGATGTAAAATGCTCCGAATGTGGCCACATAGAGGAGATCTTTTACCAGCCCGGAAACAGGCCAGAAGATTGTACCTGTTGCAAATGTAGAAAGACTCAATTGTTCAAACCTATCTTGAGTCCTTCTATTATTAAAATCGCTGGTGAAAGATTCATTGAAGCTGAATTAGAAAAGTCAGCATCAGATGGTTTGTTTTAACTCTTAAGCGAAAAGGAATAAGTATGCCTAAAGGAAAAGGGACGTACGGGAAAAAGACCGGAAGACCTAAAAAGAAAAAAATAGGGAAAGCTAAGAAGAAATAGTGTCAGGTAACGGCCAATTAACGACTGTTCAGTATGACGTTAAATCTCTTATTTTAGCTGATTATAATCCAAGGGAATTAACTAAAGACCAGCATCAAAATTTAAAAGACTCAATAGTTAAGTTTGGATTTGTTGATCCTTTGATTGTAAATATCCATAAAGACCGAAAGAATATATTGGTCGGTGGACACCAACGCTTAAAGATAGCGAAAGAATTAAAATATAAAAAAGTTCCGTGTGTTGAAGTGGAACTGACCCCTGACCGGGAAAAAGAATTAAACATTAGATTGAACAAGAACACCGGGCAATGGGACTGGGATGCTTTATCTAATAATTTTGAAGTGGGAGATTTGACCGAATGGGGATTTTCTTCTGACACTCTTTTCGATGTAGAGAATCAGGTTAGAGACTTTGGTTTTAAAGATCCGATGGCCTCAGATGATGATTACAGTACGTTTGATCTCGTTATGTTACACGAAAATAAAATGCAATTAGTGGATATTCTAAACAAAATTAAAGCAGATTACGAATTAGAGAAGATGGAAGACGCAATAATGATATTGGTTGTAGAATATAAAAAGATATGGAACAAAAGGAGAGAGAATGCCTAACACAATTGAGAATAATAGCTTTGTGAGTTTTGACAATAATCAAGTTGGGCTTTTATTCGATGATAGTAATCATAAAAAATACCCCATTAGATATTATAATGTAATAGAAGGTGAGGGGTTTGAATGGAAAAAGGATTGCAGCTATTACGGATTCATTTACGAAGGGTTTAGTACGTTAAACCAAAATAATACTCCGGCCTTCCTTTTGAAATCAGGCATGTATTTCAGCATTAGTAAAGAGTTTGAAATAATTGGTGATGGGAAAATAGTTATAGTTGAAGTATTGCATAGCCAAGGCGAATATCCTAAGACAAGTTTTAGTGCAGTTACTACTGTAGGTGGGGAGATTGAAGAACGGGGCAGACTGAAATATATAGATGGATGTACAGATAGCTTATTAATTCCACCAGTTAAGATGGGGGATCCTTGTTTTAACCATCTGCATTTCCCCGAAGACATTGATCAAACGCCGCACACCCACCCCAGCCATCGAATTGGAATAGTCGCAAACGGTTATGGAGAATGTATTACCCCATTTGGAAATCTTCCTTTGACCGCCGGGATGATATTCATTATTAAAGAATGGGATGGTCAAAGCATTGCTAAAGGACGGGATGGGAAGAAACACCCAATAGGAACTCATAAGTTTAAAACATTCAAAGAAAAGATGAATGTAATCGCATTTCACCCGGATAGCGATTTTGGTGCTACAGATGTTGATCATCCCATGATTAACAGAACCATAGTTGGGGGAGTCAAGGCTTCGGATATTAAGGGAATCTTAACTCAATGAGTTTTAATTCGCCCAAATTCATCCCTATTCAAGATATGGGTGGTTATGACTATAAACGGTTAGAAACTCTCGTGGCGGCAGCAACAAGAGCCCTTAAGGGGTTGATTGCTACGTCAGGGAAGAACCTTATTGCTTATTCAGGTGGAAAAGATTCTATTGTGGCTACTCACTTAGCAACGGGATTAGGTATAAGAAACGCTGTTTCTGAGATCTCATTTCAATTTACATCTGCCACAAACGATGTTAAAAAAAGTGCCGATTTTTTTGGCCTTAACATAGAATATAAAGAAGGACTTTCATTGGAATGGTTAAAGAAGAACCCTAAATATATATATTCCGAATCTAAGCTTCAAGCAAAAATATATTCGATGCGTCAACAAAGAACTGTAAAAAAATATTCAAAAGAAGGTGGTTACACCGGAGTTGTTTATGGCCGGAGAACAGAAGAGAATACGGTTAAGTCGGAATTATATAAATTAAAATCTAATGTTTGGCAATGCCATCCATTAAGGGATTGGAAAACAGAAGATATTTGGGCCTATATCTATACCCACAAATTACCTTACCCAAAATTGTATGAAACAGAAATTGGAATAAAGGAGGGTTTTACGCCATACCTAATTATCCCTTCAAATTTTAAAGATAAAAATGTATGGAGACCTATTTATGACGTTGAGCCTCAAATAGTTAAAATGTTTTCAAAGTTTCATGAACCGGCTATGGCTTATTTAGAGACAAGATAATGGGAATAACCAGAAAAAAGAAATATATAGATAAAAATGTTTATGACGAATCTCTTGGTCGTATAAGATATTTATATGATTCTTTTGATAAAATAGTTGTGTCGTTTTCTGGGGGTAAGGACTCCACCGCTGTATTGAATTGTGTTTTAGAGGTAGCAAAGGAAAGGGGTAAATTACCGTTAGATGTTGTATTTTTTGATGAGGAGGCAATACACCCCCCAACGATTGAATATGTCAAAAGGATTTCAAAAAGCCCTGATATAAATTTCCATTGGTATTGTTTGGAGTTTAAGCATAGAAACGCTTGTTCTAATGAAGAGCCTTATTGGTATACTTGGGATAAAGATAAAAAGAATTTATGGGTACGAGAATTACCGAAAGAAGCTATCACCGAACACCCTAAATTTAAAAAAGGTATGAGCTTTCAAGAATTCGCTCCTTATCTGTATGAAAAATCAGAAGGCAGGATTGGGATGCTCACAGGAATCAGGACAGAAGAAAGTTTAAGAAGATTTCAGGTAATAGCTAAAAAGAAAAATGACGCATTTGTAAACTCCAAATCAGAGAGTGGCCGGAATCAGTATAGGGCATTCCCTATCTACGATTGGTCCAGCCAAGATGTTTGGTTAGCTGTACATAAATTCGGATGGGATTATAATAAAACTTACGATATATACAACCAGACAAAATTAAACGGTAAATTTTTAACGCAGCGAGTTTGTCCGCCTTACGGCGAAGAGCCTTTAAGGGGATTGTGGTTATACAGCCAATGCTTCCCTGAGATGTGGCATAAAATGTTAGCCAGAGTTAAAGGAGTCGGGACAGCGTGGAGGTATGGCCATTCTGAGCTATATAGTAGTGGTGGAAAAAAGCCTGAAGATATAACATGGTGCGATTACGTTGATATAATTTTGGACAGTTACGATCATGACTCAAAGAATGACGTTAAAACCAGTATTAATAGATATATAAAGCTTCATAAGAGCAGATCTTTTATGCTTATCCCCGAAGAAGATCCGCACCCTATATCGGGAGTAAGTTGGAAATGGCTATGTAAGGTAGCTACTCGTGGAGACATGAAAGGGAGACAAGGGAATACGCTAAATAATCATGCAGTTAGAGCACGAGAAAAGTTAGGTATAACATTAGAAGAAGCCAGACGTGCTTACGCTTAAAGCCGTAAACGAATTCCTTAAGAAAGCCCCTTGGGTTTATGCCAAATCGTATTCCGAGTCATTCCCCCATTTTTATACCACAAGAGACAGGGTTAAAAACGATTACTTATTTGAATCTTTTATTGAGTTTATGAGAGAGAACGCAAAAATTAAATCCTTTTATTCGAAGCAATATTTGTATTATGAAAATGAAGACTTTGAGTATTGGGAGATGGGTAGACCTAAGAAAGCGGTTCAGGTTATTAATAAAGCTATAATCCAAGACCAAAAAAACTATAGGTACCCAGAGCCACAGAAAATTGACAGAGATATATTGCTAAATAGATTAAAAGAAAGAGATACTTATTTAAATCAATTGATCAGTTTGCCAGATAAAACACCAGTTCAGGATAAGGAATTGAAATTTTTAATGAATGGGGAGCGGCAAGGCCCGTATAGTAAAACTTCTAATGTTATGGATCATTCAAAGACCCCATTTAAGGAGTATACCAGTTTATGAGTAAAATAAAAAAACAGCCATTAAACAAAATATTATGGATTGACAGGGATAAGCTAAAGCCTAATAATTATAACCCTAATAAGGTTGCTCCACCTGAATTAAAACTATTAGAGACCTCAATTATAGAAGATGGATGGACACAACCGATAGTTGTGAATCCTGATTATACGATAGTTGATGGATTTCATAGGTGGACAGTTTCCGGACATAAAGCCATTAGTGAGTTAACCGACAATATGGTCCCAGTTGTTATGATTACCCCTAAGAATAAAGCCCAACAACAAATGGCTACTATTAGACATAATAGGGCGAGGGGTACACACGCAGTCCTTGAGATGTCTAACATTGTAAGTGATATGGTTACAGTACAAGGATTAACCGGAGAAGATATTATAAATCGGTTAGGAATGGAGAAGGAAGAAGTGGTTCGTTTATTGTATAGAAACGGGATACCTAAATCTAAAGTATTTATTGATGCAGAATTTAGTAAAGCTTGGGTTCCAAAGTAATGAATACGCCGATTGTAAACGGGGATAAACGGGACAATAAAGGACAATTCACCGCTGGGAATACAGCTTCTGTTGGTAAAGGTAGGCCTAAAGGATCGAGATCTATCCCTGATATTCTTCGTAAGATTTCAGATGAGGAAGGTACAACTGATGGCGAGATGGATAAATTAGAGGTAGTAATGAGGACTGTATTCTCGTACGCATTAGAAGGAAAGTCTTGGGCTGTCCAGTTTATAGCTGAGAGATTAGAAGGTAAGGCTAAAGAGTATATAATAACCGAAGAGATCAAACCAGTAAGAATCTTGGAATTTGGTGATCCTATATTAGATGAGAGAGAAGGGGCTTAGTAGCTCCTTATAATTTATTGTTAGGTTATAAAGATAAATATAAAGTTAAAACTAAAGTTAAAGATAAAGACAGATGAATGGAATTGATGTTAACAAAGGAAAGAAGAGAGATTCTAAGTCATCCAGCCAGATTCAAAGTAGTTACGGCAGGGCGGAGATTCGGAAAGTCGGTGCTGGGGTTAATGTATCTATTAAAAGGGGAACTGTCGCAGGACGAACATCGTTGGTATATAACGCCGACCTACAGGCAAGGCAAAATCTCAGTATGGCAGACGTTGAAGTCAATTATAAGGACTCAACCAGACTGGAGAATAAACGAAACGGAAATGAGTTGTACTCGATCAGGTGCTACGATTGCGATTAAAGGATCAGACTCAGCGGACGGACTTAGGGGGGCAACTCTTTCAAGGGTTGTACTTGACGAATATGCTTATCAAAAAGCCGGAGTATTTGAAGAAGTGATTTATCCTATGCTTACAACCACCCACGGAAACGCCCTTATGATTGGAACGCCTGATGGGTTTAGTAGTAACAATTTTTACGATTATTTTCTAAGAGGTCAGGGATCAGATCCTTCTTGGAAGTCTTGGCAGTATAAGACTATTGATGGGGGTTTTGTTAATGAAGAGGAGCTTACATTGGCAAAGGGGAATTTAGATTCAAGAGCTTACAATCAAGAATTTATGGCAAGCTTTGAGACCGCAGCAAACCGTGCAGCGTGGGCCTTCAAACGAGAAGAACACGTTGTAGTAGCTAAAGAGCTAAGTCCTTATAGAATTATTGGGATTGATTTCAACATAGATTATATGAGTGCTCTCCTTGTATCAGTATATGCCGACGGAACTATACATTATGCCGATGAAATTAGACAAAGTAATTCATCAACTGAGAAGCTATGTAAGGAAATGAAAGCTAAGTGGTTAGGCGTTCAGGAAGTCTATCCTGACCCGGCTGGTTCGGCTCGTTCTACAACGTCACATAGAAGCGATCACCAGATATTAAAAGAAAACAATTACCTTGTTTATGCAAGGAAAAGCCATCCAAGTCATAGAGACCGTTTAAACGCTTTAAACCGGAAGTTAAAAAATGCCGCCGGGAAAATATCTATGACAGTTGACCCCAAATGTATATACCTAATAAAAGATTTAGAACAAGTTCAGCGAGACAGGAAGGGTGGAATAGATAAAACCAACCTTCAACTTACGCACAGTCTTGATGCGTGCAGTTATTTAATAGAATATAAATTCCCTATAGTTCAACGAACAGCAACCTCAATACAATGGTGAAAGAACTATGATAGTAGAATCGAAGAATTTAATAAGAAGTGGGCTTAAGGATTACCTTTCAAATGTTACGAACGATAGCGTTGAAGAGCGTTATAGGAGTTTGTCTTATTACGAGGGGATCCAAGGAGAAATGGAAAACGACTTAGGGAAATACTTTCCTTTAAAATCCATAGAAGTTCCTCTGATCGTACAGAACATAACATCGAAGCTTATTAACGCAAGGGCTATTGGGTATAAAGATCCACCGGTTAGAAGTAACGAGGCTTATCTGGATAACATAAAAAATATAGATCAAGTTATGATAACTGCCGAACGGTTAACATACCTATTAGGATCTCACCTTATTCGGAGCAGGTTTAATGAGAACGAGAATATCTTAGAATATGATCAGATTATTGAGTTTGAACCCGTATTTGAAGCGAGAGCAAGGAGTCCATTCGCATATATATACCCGATATACAATCACGGACAAGCAAGGAATAATGAGGTCGTGTACGCTTATTGGTCGGCGGAAGAACATTACTTAGTACACCAAAACGGTGAGATCGAATCTGTTAATGAAGGGAATGTAAATCCGTACGGGGTGCTTCCGTTTACTGTCTGTCATAGGCATCCGTATACTACAGATTTCATTCGTAATGGTGCAAATGATATTGTAAATGCTAATCTTATGATCAACCTCTTAATGACCGAACTTGGTCTGGCTATGAGATTACAGGCGTTAGGTCAGCCAGTTATTACAGGAATTGATAACGCTAATCATATAACTCTTGGAGTTGATAAGCCTATGATATTGCCAGAAGGAGCCTCGTTTCAATTCGTCTCCCCCGGTGCCAACATAGATGCTTACCTCAATGCCGTAAGGTTTTACGTTGATTCGGTCGCTTACAATAATAATTTAAAAGTTAAATGGTCAATAGGTCGGGAAGCTACTGTTAGCGGTGAATCTCTTAAGATGGCAGAGATAGATCTAACAGAATCTGTGATGTCTGATTATCAAATGATTTGGAGAGGTGTGGAGGCCGAAAGATTTAAAGTAGACAGGGCTATTTTAGATGTACACAATATAAAGATAGCTGATGAGTATACTGTTGATTTTTCCGAACCACGATTCCCCTTAACAGCTCAAGAAGAAAGATCACAATGGGATTGGGAATGGGCAAACCACCTTTCTACGACTAAGGACTGGTTTAGAAAGTATAACCCAGATTTATCCGATGATGAATTAGAAGCTAAAGTAGTTGAGGTTACACCAGAGAAACCAGAAGTCAAAGAAGAGCCAACTGCTGGGTCGTTTCTTGCAGAGGCTTTGAATAGTTAATGGGCGAGTTAGATAACTTCAAGAAGCAGCATTTGCTTATGGTTGGCCGCATGACTGATCAAGTCTTTCAGCTAATAGGTGTAGGTTTAAGCAAAGACGAGATCTTGACCATACTATCTAAGAAAGATTTTAAGAAAGTTATCATGGCTGATAAAGAATTTAAACTGGCCTATGGTGAATTAAACAATTTATACGGTTCGGCGTTAAAGAACATGGATAAGTTCGCAGACATATCCCCAAACACTATATTAGCAATAACCAAAATGAATCAGGCCCAATTCTTTGATACAATGGCTGTAGACATCGCTGTTTCATTAAAAGGGAATTTAGTCTCTGGTATATTAGGAGGGTTAAGCGAAAGGGATATTATTAAGGGCATAGTTAGCTCCTTACGGCCCGATCAGGTAGAGACTCTGGTTAATACCGCTTTGAGCAATTACACGGCCTCTATCAACGCATTAATGGCGGATCGGTTACCATCAAACGTTTCGTATGTTTATACTGGCCCAATAGATAAGAAGACCAGACCTATTTGTTTGCAGCTTATGTCCAGCGGAGAACTCACCAGAGCCCAGATAAACGGGATCGTTTCGAATGGTTTTATTGAGCGTGGCGGATATAACTGCAGACATCAATGGAGATTGCTCACTAAGACAACTCAGATGTTTGATCCTAAAGGAGCAAAAAAGGAAGCTGCATTAAGAGGAGTTTCTTTAGGTGGCTAAATCAAAACCTACCCCGATATTCGCAATGTTTAATAAGCTAACAACTCTTGATAAGATGATTGAATTAGGAGAGTCTATGATTGGATTAATCATAGAAAGGACTCAAAGAGGTTATGGGGTTAACGGATTATTTGATGCGTATTCGGACAAGGGTTTGATGCCCTATTGGAAGAGAAAGCAGATAGGTAAAGGAAAAGCATTTAAAGGACAGTCTTTAAAACATAAGCCAAGCAGTTCAAGGGATGTAAATCTAACTTTGACAAGTAAGATGTTGAACAGTCTAAGGGTAAGACTTAGCGGTACGGATGAGGAGAAAGTAACAATAGGCATGGATCCGGCTCAAGCGATCAAAGCAAACGCACACGAATCACAGGGTAGGGCTATATCAACTGTTACTAAGCCAGTAACCGTAATGGAAGAAAAATTTATCGCCGAGTTCTTCGACAAAGAAGTCAAGAAAGCTATGCGAGAGTCAAGTGGTAGAACGGAGATAATAGTTGGATAATAACTCACAAAAGAGGATACAAATGTCAAATGAAGAAGTCGCTCAGGACGTTAAAACTGAATCCATCGGTCAGGATGTAAAAACTGAAGCCGTAGGCAGCAACGAAAAAGCTGGTGATTATAGTGTTCCAGGATACCGTTTCAAGGAACTCAATGAAACTAAAACTATGGAGATAAAAGGTCTCCAGGCTGAATTGTTAGAATTAAAAACATCTATTAAAGAAAAAACAACGGCTGATGCCGAGGAACGTGAAGACTGGCGGAATCTATATGAAGAAGCCAAGACTGACCGTGACAAGTTTAAAGATGATGCTCAAAAATTCTATTCAATAGAGCAAACAAGAAAAGAACGGTTACTTGAGTCTTTCCCAGAAAACCTTAGAGAAAAAATGTCTAAGTTAGATTCTGAAACGCTGGATCAAATGAAAACAGAATTTACAAATAAAGTCCCTCAAGTAGATAATAGCGGTGGAGGAGTATCTGGCGGAAAAGTGTTGGAATGGAAAAACCTTTCAACATCAGACCGAAAGAAAAACTTTGCTGATATTATGAGGAAAAAATAGAAAGATAAACAATGGCAAACGTGACTTTAACAACGGCTG